GTGCCGGTAATGCTTCCCCATGTTACAGATGTAAGCGGAGTAATTGCGGCCCATTCAGATCCATTCCACCGCAAGGATTGACCAGTGATCGGAGCGGCTGTCGCGACTGAGAACCCTTGCAACCTTACAACACTAGGCGCTGGGTATGTTCCGCCAAGATCGCCCGACGCTGCGCCTGTCGGCGTGCGAGAGTCGCTCAATCGTGAATCGGTTGTGATGACTGCCGTTCCCGAAATTGCGCTCGGTGAAATACCGGACGATGGAGCCTTTGCATCGAGAACCGTTTGAAGATCGGTCTGGTTCGAGAGCGTTCCCGCGATGCCGCCCCAGATCGCTGATCCACCGCCGCCGCCCGTGACCCATTCGGTGTCATAGTCAGCGTTTGTTTTCTTAGCGAGCACTTGCCCTGTGAGTCCGCCTGTGACTACGCCAGGGCCTGTCGCGCCCGTGTCGCCCTTAGCGCCTTGACTTCCGGTCGGCCCCGCTGCGCCTGCAATGATTTCGGTGCGTAGAATCGGTTGATTATCGACGTTAGGAACTTCGCGCCCCTCGTCTTCTGGAAAGAAAATGCTCATTTATTTATGTCCTCAAGGCTGAAATCGACGCTAACGGCGTCTTGGGAAAGCTCTGCGGACGTGACGCGAAAGCGTCTGCCGCCGATGACAAGCACGTCACCGAGAGAAATGGTCTGCACGAATGCGTCGTAGACCGCCGTGATCGTCATCGATGCGGAGTCCATGAATCCGCCGTCGGCTAGGCTGTTGTCGCGCCGGTATGTTGTGCGGTTCGCGAGAAAATTACGCTCGCCAAAAGTGACCGCAAGCGGCAGATCGTCCAGCATAGCGGCTAGATCGTTAGTAAATATGTCGAGCATTCCCACAAAGTGGGTAATGCGTCAAAACTTGCGCTCTACACGTCGCTGGTTTGGATGCGTGAAATCGTGCTTCGGGCTGTCTGCGATATGCACCCAACTCTTTCGGAGCGCGGATGCAAGGATACTTGTGCTCGTGTTTATCGTAACGACCTCTTGCGCGTCTCGGATATACGCGCACATATATTCTATGCTTTCAAACTCAGCCATGCCGTGAGCGGCCTTTCCTGCGCAAAGGACGGGCCTCCCGTTTGCGACTTGGTGCGCCGCTGTAATAACATCTCGCGGGTCGATCTTTTTATCCTGGCTGTAGCCGGTCGGAAAACAAAGAACCCAAGACCTAAGTTCGGGCGGAGTGACTATCGCGGGAGAGTTAAGAGTAATCTGGCGGTCTATGTCTTTGCCTTCTGGAAAAAGACCGTAAACGTAGTCGCTCCAGCTTAACGGACTCGCACAAAAGTCTTCGTGCAGATCAGGCCAGATTTGAAGGTTGATGATGCGGTCGAATCCGCTGTGGTCGTTTTGTGGATAAAGCGGCTTGCAGTAATCGACCATCGCGAAAAGACCGTGATATTCTGGCAGGCATTCAAACATCACATTGTGTCCCTGATCCGCGAAATACTTAGCTATCGGTAAGCATCGTGCGATGTCTCCGAGCCGCAAATGATAAACGATGAGAATGTTCAAAAGGTGTAATATTGTTCCGCTATTTTTCCTGCCACCCAGCCGTGGAATCCGAATGAGCGATCCGGCCCCGCCGTGTTTTCTTCGATGTAATGCTCCCAAGAGAACGCCGATGCAACGTCCACCGGAGCGTATTTTATGCCATTATCTCGAAAGCCTTGCTCCATTGTTCGGCAAAGGAAGACATCGCCAGCCTCTCCTTTCCAGAGTGCCTCGGCCTTTGCTGCCATTTGCAGGAATTTCTGGCTTTGGAGCGTGAATCCGGTATTGCCGACGCGATGTCCAACGTTCCAAAACGCAGGCCAAGGCGCGCCGATCATGTCATATTCGAGCCATGAATCATCCCACAGATGCGGGTTGGAAATGAAGCCGTCATGCGTGCAGATGAGCGCGTGCGAAGTGTCGAAATAATCCGCGAAGCGGCCTAGTTCCCAGTGCATCGCCTGCTGATAGTTGCAGTCTTCTGCGATATAGACAGCGTCTCCGAATCCACCTAGTCCGCAAATGTGGTTGAATAGCTTTTCGCTTTGTTCGTGCCTTGTTTTTAAGCCTTCAAAAACGATAAGAGTAACGTCTTTATTCATTTCGGGTGGAGTTCTTCAAAAATTCCCTTCGCTCTTTCATATTCCGCCGGATCGTTTCCACGTTGATATGTAGCATCAAGCGCACGCTCCTCAAAAAACGGGTGGTGATGAACGATGCTAATATCGCGAGCATCAACAATCGCCCCATTTTTCGCGGCACGAAAGGTGAAGTCGGTGTCCGAATAGACGTTTCGGAATCGTGGGTTGAATAGTCCATTTTCTTGAAAATATTTACACGTCATGATCGCCATGCAAAGTAAATCGTCTTTTCTATATCCGTCTGAAATGCGAAGAACCTGCGGTTTTGAAATGTCGAGACGCTTTTCTATCATCTCGTCCCACCCAGGCGGACATTCCCAGTCGTCAGATAACTGAATGATAATATCGCCGGTCGCTTGCGCTGCTCCCAAATTCCAAGCACCGACAGAATACCCTTGGTCTTTTTGCGTCACGGATCGGAAACGCTTTAGAACGTCGGCCTTTTCATCGTCGTGATCGACCGCAAAGATATGCTCCACGCGCTCTGGGTGCGTTGCGCGGGAAAGCCATAGCGTCATACATTGAACGGCTTCCACGGGCCTTCCTCGCGTTGCGTGGACTAGCGAAATTTTAGGCTTGTTTGATCCTGCCAATGTCTCGCGCTCGATCTCTTCGGCGTCTTCGTTGCGTCCGAGAAGTCGGAGCGTCCATGCGTAGAGTTGATCACCCTTCCATCCATACCATTCCTTCCGGTGCGTCCATTGTGGAAACTTCGGTGTAGGCACTTCGAGCATTTCTTCTACCACTTTTAAAGCATCTTGATATTTTTTCTCATCAAGCAGGATGCTGGCTTCCAGTCCGTATGCTTCGCGGCGGTTCGGCTCAAGTGCCTTGGCCTTGCGTGCTAGGTTGAGCGATGTTTCTCCGCTCGTAATGTTGGCGCAATTTAAAAGGATTTCGTAGCGGTTCACACCGTCGAGATCGCTCAAGGCCAATGCCTCCGATCCATATTTTGCCGCGAGTTCCTTGTTGCCTGCGATGAAGTTCTCGTAGTGCAAATAGAATTTAAAATGCGAAGTCATCCGATCTTGGTGCATCAAGATTCTGCGGTTGCGCTCGCTGCTATTTCGCGCCCCGATTGGCGGTGCGTGGACAATCTCTAGGTCGCGCCGCATACAGACCTGCACGTCCTTTGTAGGCTGCGCGTTCTCATGCACAGGCCGATGCCACCATGCCGTGCGATGTCGGAAGAATCGCTCGCGTGGTGCGCGTTTGCCTTGCTCCGGAATGACGTAGTCGGTGAGAATCCAATCCTGCTCTGGTGGACATTCCTCAAGTGCGGCCAGCGTTGGCGCGACCATGTGCGGTTCGATGATATCGTCGCAGTCGGCCCACATGACCCATCCGTCTTTCCCTGCGAGTTCGTATGCCTTCGCGAATGCTTTGTTCCTAGCCTCGCCGAAGTTGTCGAGATGCTCCCAATCTGCGACAAGAGGCGAGTTGAAATACTCGTCAACGTGACAACCGAGTTCTTTTGCGATGTCGAGCGTCCGATCTGGTGCGAGTGCTCCGATTGCGCGAACGACAACAATCTCGTCGCAGATTTGATTGAGTGATTGCACGCATCGCTCGATGCGCGGTTCTTCGTTGCCACAGATTAAGCCTGCGACTAGCTTCGTTTTTTTGTTCATGTTTACTCTTGCAGTATATGTCAACAAAAACAAAAAAGCCACCCCTTTCGAGGTGGCTTCTTCGATGCTAACTAGCTGGGGAATCTTAAACGTATCCCGTGGTGATGCGGATGATGCTTGATCCGTCGATAACTTTCTCAGCCGAGTTCTGACGAACACGGAGGACGTTAGCGCGGCGGGCCTCGTCGCGGTAGGTTTCGGAAACGAAAGGCACGGGGCTATCTGCTGCCAATACGATCGTGCGACCGAATCCACCACCGGAGAAGTCTCCGCCGGAGGTTGTGGCGAGAGCCATGTAGGTGTTCGACCAGATGAATCCACCGGCATAGGTCTGACCCTTAGCGGCGGTGTTCTTTGGTGCGCGGCCTACGAGAACGCGGTCGACTCCGACAGCGGCGGCGACTTCGCCTTCGCTGAGGAGACGGCTTTGATCCGAAGGAACGACGCCGAAGAATTGGTTCTGCACTTTAGCGGAGCGGCGGATGCGCTCGAACAAAGGCATTGACATGATGAGCGTGTTTGGAAGAACGCCATATTTGGCGAGTTCGAGCTTGGCTTGGGCCACGTCACCTGGAACGTCGAACGATGTGATGTTCGCGTCGGTGTATGCTGCCGATGCGCTGATCGCTGTGAGTCCGTTAGCGGCGAATGCTGCGGAAGCAACACGAGCCTCGTGGCTGACTTGGATTTGGCGGAGCAACATCGAAGCGATGTTCACTTCGGTGTCGAAAAATCTATCGAGATCGCGGCGGTTGGAGTCAGGAAGAACCTCTTCGAGACCGTACTCAATCGCGTCGAAAGAATCGCTCGTGAACCGGCGGCTTGTGCGTGGATAGCCAGCACCAGCGGCGATCTTCAGAACGTCGTCGTTGAGAGTTTCAGAGTCACCGATGTTCAATTTCAGATACGCGCCGGACTTAACGTCGGACGAGTAAACTGGCATGACCTCGGTTCCGATGAACAAGTTGTTTTTGTTGGAAAGTCCTTCAAAAACGGCCTGCGCGATATCGGCGCGGATAGTTGTGTATGAGAGTGCCATAGTGGTATTAAATTATTGGATGAATTTAGGAACGTATTCGATGACATCACCGGAAACGCCGCTGTTGATCGCAACTCCAAGAGTCACGGTTGAAGCGTTGGCGTATGTTCCGACGACCAATCCGCTCGTAACTGCGAAGACGGCATTACCGGCTGTAGCGATTGCGGACAGAATGCCGAATTGGGTTGGAAAAAATAGTTTGACAGCGCCTTGAGCACCAGCGGCGACGTCATTCTGGACGACTCCGATGGCGTTGGCGCCGGTTGATGCCGCTTGCGCGGCGTTTGCACCCGTGATGTTCACGAGCGTGTTCGCAGTAATTGCGGAAGCGAAAGCGAAGCTCCGGATTCCGTTATCGTTTTGGGTTGCCATAAATTAGTGGGATTAAAAGTTGAGTTCGTTGTTGTCGCGGGCCTCGATGTAGGCTTCGCGGTGGTTACGCATTGCAAAGCGGATAGCTTCGGTGCGGCTGCCGAGTTCCTCGGTTTTCTGCACGATGACTGATTTGAGGTCGAATTTTTCGACTGCTTTTTCTTCAGCTACGACCGATGCCTTTACTGGAGCGGCTCCGAAGTTCGAGATGATAGAGTCGAGCTTTGCTTCGAGTTTGGAAATGACGCTGAGTTCAGCGGCCATCTCTTCTTTGGCTGGCTCTGCTGCTGGCTCTTCAGCTGGCATCATTGCTTCCATCTGGCTTTTCATCGAACCGAAAGCCTCTTCAAGAGCACTCATGCGCTTGGAAAGATCTACGATTGTGACTTCGGATTCTCCCGAATCTTCGGGCATTGCTGGTGTTGCGGTATCTTCGGGCATTTGTTTGGAAAAACTGTCAACTTGCTTTGCCGTAAAACTGAAAAGACCGGTCGCGTTTGCGGCTGGTGTTTGCACGAGATCGGCGCTGTAGAGTTCGGTGCAACTTGCAAAGGCGAGGCCTTCTACTTCGCGAATCGGCCCTGTAAAAGCGATGCTGATTCCGAACGTGTCTGGCAACTTGCTTGAAATCTCTAGGACGTAATCGCGCATGGGCGATGTTTCGAGAAGGTTGAGATCGCCTAAGAGTTGCTTGCCGACGATGCGGAAATTGTTAACGAATCCGACGATGTCCTTGATCCCTGCGCCGTGGTCGAGGTTGACCTTTACGCCGCCCTTGTAGCTTTCGGCGCACTCTTTGACTTGCATCAAAGTTGTCTCGTCCACATAAAGCCCGTGGCCTTTAGCCTCGCCGATTGAAATGATTGATACGCCTTCGATGACATCCATGCGAGGGCGCGGATGTCAATTAGTCATCCATCAATGCCATCGCCGCCTGTGCCATCAAATAAACTTCAAGTTCGTTTTCTTCCTCGCAACCGATGACGTTGAACGTGCTGGAAATAGAAAGCCCTGCGCGACTCACTCCCGCATGGTTGCGACTACCGAGCACTGTTGTTTTTGCGCTGATCGAAAGTCCTGCCTCGCCAGCATTAGTGAAGCAAGACGAACCTACAACTTGAATGCGCGAACCGGCGCATACATCCACATTCGCGACCGAGAAAACAAGACGGTTGCCGCGAACTTTGATCGTGACCTTTCGCTCTTCGCGTTCTCGTCCTCCGCCACCTGGCAGATCGGTGGGAGAAATAGGCGGAGCAACTGGAATAAATAGCAAGCCTTGAACGCCGATTGATAACGGCGTTGGGCTTGGCATTAAGCCCTGCGTAGCGATGAGCAGGGAAGCTAACATCAGCCTAGACCCTCGTGACTACGGTGTTCGTTGTTCCGTCTCCGGTGATCGCTTGAGTGATCGCGCCTGATGTCCTGCTCGTAGGCGTGACCGTGAGTGCGTTTGCGATATCAAGTCCGTGGATCGCGTGAACCTCGGCAACCTTAGTTAGTTCTGGAGTGAGTTCTGTCCTAACATTCGCAGCGGTCAATGTTGAGCGACTCGAAATTGTCGCATCAATGTTGGTTTTAAGAAGTGTTCCGATTGTGCTGCTTGTTGTGATGGCTGAAAGCAAATGATCCCACACGCTCGCAGGCGTAAGTGCGGCGGTGCCAGTGGTCGAATCGACAGGCACGCCGAATGCGACCGATGACGCCGATGGGATATAGGCAACGCCCGTCAATGCTCCGCTTGCATAGACTGTTCCAAAACGAACGTCGGTAATGGCGGCTTGACCTAGACTATTGTCGGCGGTGAAGAAATCTGAATAGGTCGTCGATCCGTTTTTTGCGAATCGAATCTTTGCCATCGTCGGCGTTGGATTCATCAAAAACTTCACGCAATTTGTCGGAGCAAATCCGTTGGATGCGTAAATTAGCGAACCGCTTAAAGTGATATTTGCGCCTGTCGTGTTGGTGCATTGGAGCGCGTGGACAGCGGTTGTCGGAGTCAGCGTGCCTGTGATTGTGACTGGGCCGGTGCTCGTGTTTAAAACGCCTGCGCCGGTGGATGCTGTCACATCTCCCGTGATCGTCACCGTGCCGGTGGAGGCATTGTTGATTCCATAGGCGCTTGCAACGCTCCCACCCGTCACCGTACTGGATGTAACCGTGATCGTGCCCGCCAAGGTGTTGTAGATGGCGGCCGCCCCGTTCCCGCCCGTAAGTGTGCTAGATAGAGCCGTAATTGTGCCTGTCGAATCGTTGATTACCCCCGATAAAGTGCTCCCGCCCGTGATTGTAGTAGATATAAATGAAATCGTTCCTGTCGAGCTGTTGATAATGGCATTTGCCGCGCTCCCACCCGTAACGGTGCTGGATGTGACGGTGACCGTGCCTGTCGAAGCGTTATTAACAGCTAACCCAAATGCCCCGCTTCCACCTGTGAGCGTGCTGGCATTTGTAAATGCAACCGTGCCTGTCGCTGATGTAGATTCAATCGCGTGCGCTCCGTTCGCAGTCGTTGATCCTACAACCCTTCCGCCGGTGGCGATGATGCCGTTGAGCGTCAAAGTGCCGCTGGAACCGAACGATATAGCGCGGGTCGATAGCGTAAATGCCGATCCTATCGCACGGCATCCTGTAAGCGTCGAACTTGCGGCGGCGGAGACCGTCAAGCAATTTGCGGAGCCTGCTTGGATATATGCTCCTGTAATGTTGTAATTTGCCGCGAGCGTGAAGCCCCCACCTGTGGCAATCGTCAGCGGCGTATTGACGTAGTTCAGCAACGCTCCCAT